AGATAGCTAGCGCATGAGCCGATGGTCGTTACCGTCGCGACGATCTCAACGGCGTATGTCTTGGGCGTTAGGCGCTTATACGAGCCCGTGGCCGAGGCTGTCGTGAGCGATCCTGTCCCGCATCCTAGAGTTGGTGTATAGGCGGTCCATGGAGTTTCTTTCCAAATAGCGCCAACAGGTGTCTCAAGTGAAGATTGGAACCAATTTCCACCCGAATCGATGACGTAATCATTCGTGCCCGGATTGCTCTCGGTAACGTATGGACGCGACGAACTCGGCGAATAGCTGCTGAACCCCTGGAAGCCGTTGCCGCGGATGTTTAGCGTCGTCACCCCGCTGCCTGTGTTGGCTAGTACAATGTTGTTGGTCACGAACGTTGAGCTGCTGACGCGCTGGAACTCGGCCCCGTTGATGGTATGCACGCCGTTGATAGAAGAGCCACCATCGGATATATACACGTCGGCGGCCCCGGAATTGAGCGAAAAATAGCCCCCGCTTAGGTTGAGCCCCATTGTGCCTTCTAAGGGATTTCCGTTGATGTAAATCGAAACCCCGGGGTTGTTCTCGTAGTCCCCGCCAAGAATGTTGAGATCGGTCGGATTTTGAAATATCAGACCATAAGTTGCGGCGCCTTCGATGTATGGGTCAATAAAGGTCCAAGCATTCGGATGCGACGAGGACCCGTAGAAGGCGTTCACGGCGTAGTTGATACGATACCATTCGCACTCAATTAGGCTGATATAAATATCGTCAGAGGCCTCGATGCCTTCTGTTAAACCCTCAAATCGCACATGCTCGAAAGCAAACCCATCTACCCCATTCATGCAAATGCCAATTGCGGCAACACCGCTTGTCGAACCGAGAATGCGAAAGCCTGAGAACTTGACGCGGACGAATTCATTACTCGCTGTCCCTGTCATGCCTATCGCGCAGGTCGTCCCGGTTGAGGTTGTCTGAAGCGTCGTGACGCCTTTGCCCGCTCCTGAGATCCCAGCGCGGTTGCCAACAAAGCCATTCGTCGGGGTGGGCATGGTTAGGACTGAGAACAGGCATGTACCTGTGCCTACGCCCCCGATCCACAGATCGGTATTCGCCGCTGCGGCGTCGTTCCAAGCGCCCTGAATAGCGGCCGTGTCATCCGTGACGCCATCACACTTGGCGTTGTATTTTGGATTGCCAAGCCAAACGTATCCAGTTCCGATTGCAGACGGCGCTGATATTGTTCCGCCAGTGCATGATAGCCCGGTGCCGAGTGCCATGGCCTGCGCAGCGCCTGCCGCCCCGGTTCCGCCATAGGGCTGGCATGTTGTTGCATTTGGGAGCGCGGACTGAAGCGCCGAGGTCTGTTCGGCCGGCGTGATGTAATCCGCCCCGGGCGTTGCGGCAGCGGCTGACCCTGCTGTTCCTGTGCCTTTTAGGACATTGGTAGTGGCGGGTATGCTACTGGCATCCGAACCTTGAACGAAGGCGGTGCTGGCGCAAGCATTGCTGGAATCACCAGCTGGTCGTGTGGCACAGGTGATGTTTTGCGCCCAGGTCGGGGAAGCGATTAGAAGACCTAGGACGAGAAGGATCTTACGAAACATTGGAGTCCGTCACTGTTAGTGGATTGCCGCTGCCAGATATCGCCAATGCCTGCCAGGCGCCTTGACATTCACCGGTGATGGTACGGGAACCGCCGTTGCCGTAGATGCGGTAGCCACCGCCCAGGTTGGCTGTTGTTGGGGCTAGGGCAACACTGGAGATGGAGGTATTTCCATCCAGATTTGATCCTGATGTCCATGTTGGGTTCAAAGCCTGTACCTGGACGGGGAATACAATGATATCCACTGCGCCAGGGTTATCGAATGAAATCTGCGTCCGCTTTGAATTAGCTGGTGCGACCACCTCCGGTGAAGTTCCTAGATTGTTGAATGCATAGACCTTACCACCTGAGGTAGGGCCTACTGGGGAAGTGACACCGGAGATGGGCATGGGTTAGATCCTTCTCCCAACAGGCAGTTCGACTGCGGCGGCTGGGGCGTTGATGAGATCGCTGATCAGCCTGGATTGGACCTCCATCGCAGAGATGAGGCCATCCAGGCCCTTGACCTCGACCGGCTGCGGGGCAGAGGAGATCTTGTCCGATCGATCCACAACCAGCTGGGAATAAGACATCTCCGGTTGGTCGGGCTTATAGGCCCAATGGGATTCGAAAGAATCGGAGACTTCCTGGGCCTCTTCATCAAGTGGGACCATGTCAGGGGTTGGGTCGCCGATAAATTCGATATCGGTTTTGAGGCCCTTACCCTGCCAACAGACAACAACCTCGCCATCGGCGTTGGTCATGTTCCCCCCAGAGGAAACGGGGTTGCCAACCTCGGCCCGATTGGTCCAGCATTTTGGATCGTCGACATCAAGCATGCGTGGGACGTTGAATTCCTTCTCAAGAAGTTCCCCATTTGCTTGATCGATGGCTGAGTATCGCCACTTGGCTTGGCGCACGGTGTTGAGATAGTGAGAGGTCATTAGTTTCCATCTTGCCATAGAAGTTGCTCCTAGAATTGGGAGAAGTAGACGAGACCGGATAAGGCTGCATTATTGGGGGTGATGCAGAGTTGCTGGCTTGGTGTGGTCTGCATTACTGCGTAGTCAATATGATCCGCGGAAGGGGCGGAGTTGAGAACCGACAGAGGCGGGGTAATGTTGACTTCGCCTGTGTCGCATGGATTGGTGGTTTGGGTGCCGTAGTTGATGGAGAAGGTGTAGCTGGTGGTAGAGGAGTTGGTGACATGCCAGCCGCAGATGAAGACCCTGGCTCCGGTAACAGGCGCGACGAGTTGGGTAGCAACTGCCGCGCCTGAGAATGTAGCTACCTTATTGCATAGTACCTGATTCACCGGGCCAATGATGCCCTGAGCCCATGAGAAGCCCGGCCAGAGCAGGATTAGGGTTGCTAGGAGAAGCTTTCTCATAGACTAGGTTCCTTGTTAATACTCTATCCATTCAACGTAGCCATTCAAGGTACCGCCAGGACTGGTTGCGTTGAGGTTGAGGCAGTATTGCTCGGTGGTGGCGCCGGAAGGGATGGTGAGGTCTTGATTGTAGAAGCTCTGATAAGTACCGAAGTTCCAAACAATCGGTTGGCTGACGACCGGGGTAGTCGCGAGTGAGACCAACAGAACGCCTTGGCGGATTGTAATCACCGTGCCACCGATGGTGGGGACACCGCCGGTGGAGTTGTACGCAACGGTGGTGGCTGTGGCTGCCGGATCGCTCGATGCTAGCGGCTCTGGCACCGGGCCGTAGGTGGCTGCAACAGCGGCGGTGCCGGTATCGAGGCCGAGGTTGTGGTTGAGGCTGACTGGGACAGAGATACCGGTACCGGTGGCGTAGAGTTCCCAGCGGTTGACGTGGATGCTCTTGGAAGCAGAGCCGTTGATACAGAATACATCAGTTGATGAACCGGCCGGGACCAGTTGCTTGATTGCGGCTGAGTATGTATTCTGGCGAAGATTGGCGGAATTGACCCCGACTTGTGGGACGAAGTTGACCTGGGCGAAGGCTGCACTGGTTAGTGCAAGCCCCGCCACGGTGGCAAGAAGTAGTTTCTTGAGCATGGCGGGAGTTCCTTAGTTGGCGATGTTGATACCGGCCGGGTAGCCGGAGAAATAGCCAGTCTGCTGGCCGATTGCATCGAAGCGATCGAGGACAACCGCGGCTTCCATAGCCCCAGCGGTGATGGTCGCGCCGGCAACAATGAACCTCATACGGAGGAATCGAGGAGCAGCTTCGCCTGGTGCTGGGCGGGGGATATCGACGTTGGCCATATAGGTACCGGCGGTGAGACTGGCGTAGCCGATTGCCTGGGACTGCCACATGACGGTCCAGGTACCGGAGGGGGCGCCAGAGCCGTTATCGACCGCCCCATCGAGTTCAACCTGAAGAGTTGCGGCACCACCGGAGGTTAAGGCGGTGGTGATTTGGGCCAGGAGCTTGAGCATCGGATTGTCGCCGATGCCGATGTCTCGAGCTCCGCCGCCGGCAGATGAGGCCGGGATACCGGAGGTGACACCGAGGTCGATGATGTTGGAGCAGATATAGGTGGCTACAACTTGAGCAACCGTGTCAGCATAGGCGGATGCAGTGACGCCGCCTGAGGCACCGTTCGAGGTGCCGGTGAAGAGTAGTTGGCCGTCGATGATCATGATTACACCACCTGTGCTTCATTGTTAAGGATCGCGTCAACCGTGCGGACCACCTGGTTGCGGAAGGTGGTGACGACCTTGCCGTCGAATTCCTCGATGCGGAGGAGGACGTTGGTCTTATTCATCGCCTGGAGATCGAGGTAGGTTCGGACAACACGGTTGGCGTAGATGACCACCCGGCCCATATTGGCCCGAACTTCGGGGGTATCGGAGGTCTGGATTGCTGATGCCGCGGCTGGGGCGGTCGGGAGGCGATAGAGGCCGCGGACGAGGAAGTTGATAAGGTTCGCGGCCGAGACACCGGTGAGTTGGGTGACGTCGACGTTGGCGATGCGGACGACGTAGCGCCAATCACGGAGGACCATGCCGATTTCCCATTTGAAGTGATCGCGGTAGGCCTGGTAGGTATTACCGGAGGTGTCGGTGACGGGCCATTCGCCCATGTCACGGTGCTGAAGCCCGGTGATTTTGCCTTTAGGGAAGGTGCCGTGGAGGGTGTCTGAGCCCCAGACAGCGATATAGATGGAAGTGTTGGTGTTTGATGACCCACCCGCATCGAGGACGTTGTTCGCGGTCGGGGAGTTGGTGGTGGTTTTGGTTGAGTATCTCGGGGCGAAGCCGGTGAAGCGCTCGGGGTTGACGCCTTGATTGCCGTAGATGATTGTGGTAGCGATTTGCTGGGACATGCCTTCGAGAAAGGCTTTGACCTCGGAGAGCCGGAACTCGGCGGTGTTGCCGTTGAGGTCCGCGATGTCCTTGTCGATCACCGCGTAGGTTTCGAGATTACCGCAGGTGTCGGTGATCTGAGCGGTGGTGGATTTCGCGTTCGGGACGCCGGTGTTGAGCAGGCGCCAAGTCGCTTGGGGCAATCCGGTTCGGACGGTGGTTTTGTGCCCGGTGGGGAGATTGCCTTCGACGACAAGCATGTCATCGAGGATCTCGTTGGTTTGGGATAGGAGTTCGATGATGGATGCGACGCGATAGCCGTCGCTCATCCTTTTTGCCCAGTCAGCATAGGTCAGGGCTGTTGAACCGATGGTAGCCATGGTTTATGTTTCCTAATTCAGATTCTGGTCGATGTTCCCTAACAGTCTGGGCGGGTGCCGTTCATCCCACTACGGGGCCTGTTATTGGAAGTTGGAAGGGTTGTTGGGGTAGAGGGCTTGGGCGATCGAGGGGCGGGATTGAACGCCACCCTTGGCCTGGCCATGGACGGATGGGCCGGTGCCGGATACGTACGTGCCCTCGGTGAGTTTGTCAGCAAGGCGAAGCATGATCTTCACAAGCGGAGCGAAGTTGTCCATGCCTGTCTCGGTGATACGTTGTTTGAATTCGGAGACGAGAGCGGGGTCGCCTATAGCGTTGTAGAGGCGCCCGACACGCTCGTTGACCTTGGATAAATCGCCTCCAATCAATGGATCGGCAAGGACTTCCTGGGTCCATTTCTCGCGCTGGGCTGCAATGGTTTTGTTAGTATCCGCGGCCTTAGCATTGACCTGGGTGTTCCAAAGCTCGACTAGCTTCTGGGCTTTAGAGTTGTCGAGCCCAAGTTCTCGGAAGATGGGGGTTGCGGCCTCCATGAGCGTTTTGTCGACTTCGATAGCTTTCCCTTCCTTATCGGTGAAGGTGTAGGATTCGGGGACGCCGGGCTTAGCGTCGGGCTTGGCGTCGGTGGATTTAGCATCGACGGTGGCTGCTGGCTCATTGGTCTTCGGCTCCGAGGATTGATTCTGAGTCGAGGTCTGGGTTGGGGGTGTCGTCAACGCCTGCGTCGCGTCCTTCAACGTCCCATCCGGTTCGCGGGCTGCGGGTTCGTTGTTCAGCGGGGGAGATTGATTGGAGTCGGACATATTCTTCCTTTCTCATCTGGGTATATTGCTCAGGGCAATGGGTGAGGATTTCGTTCAAGATACGCAGGCCGACATTACGCTGGCCCTGGTCGAAGTAGTCTCGATTGGGTTCGAAGCAGGGGGCGATG